ATATAGGTGTTAGTAGTTCAGTTGATAATGTTTACACAGCAGCTTCTGGTGATGCACCGTTCGATTTCTTAGTGTCGAACTGGGCACCATTAAGTTATGAAGCAGCGGCTAATGCATCTTCTACAGATCCAGCAGATGGCACACTATGGTTTGATAGCAATCTATCAACTGTAGATTTGCTAGAACATAATGGGTCAACATGGGTGACATTTGGTGGCGATCTAACTGTATCAGCAACAGAACCTTCAGCACCAGCAGACGGTGATGTTTGGATTTCCACAGCAGATGCTGACAGATATGGTAAAGATGTATATGTTTACGATGCATTTGCAGGCGATTGGGTATTACAAGATGTAACAGATCAATCAAGTCCAGATGGATGGGTATTTGAAAATGCTCGTGTTGATGCTAATTCTAGCTTAGATTCAGATGCACCAGATCCTGACTTATATCCAGCAGGCATTAAGTTATGGAACTTAAGAGCAAGTGGAAACACAGTTAAGCAGTGGGCAAACGGCAAATGGTCCTGCGTTACACCTAACAACGAAGATGGGTCGGGTGTATTTGGACGTTTAGCACAGAGAAAATATGCGGTAACAGCTATAAAGTCATTTATTGACACAAATACAACTATCCGTGATACTGACACTGTAAACTTTAACTTATTAGCATGTCCAGGATATCCTGAGGTTATTGCTAACATGGTTAACCTAAACGGTGACAGAGGACAAACTGCGTTTGTGGTAGGTGATACACCGATGCGTTTAGATCCTTCTGCCAGTTCATTAACTGCATGGGGTATGAATTCAGGTATAGCAACAGACAACGGCGACGACGGACTAGTTACATTTGATCCTTATCTTGGCGTATTTTATCCAAGCGGATATACAACAGATAACTCAGGAGCGAACATTGTTGTCCCTTCAAGCCACATGATGCTAAGAACTATTATAAGCAGTGACGCAAAGAGTTACCAATGGTTCGCTCCAGCAGGGACACGTCGTGGTAATGTGGACAATGCTACAGCAGTTGGCTATATTACTGGCGAAGGCGAATTTAAATCTGTTGCATTATACGAAGGACTAAGAGATGTTTTACGTGATGTAAAAGTTAATCCTATCGCTACATTACCTGGAGTAGGTATAGTGAACTATGGTCAATATACTCGCTCACGTGATGACAGCGCATTAGATCGTATTAATGTAGCAAGATTAATAGCATATCTACGTAGACAATTAGCAGTATTGGCTAAACCTTTCTTATTTGAACCTAACGATGAACAAACTCGTAGAGAAATCAAAGGTGCAGCAGAAAGCCTAATGATCGAACTAGTAGGACAAAGGGCTCTATACGACTTTATTGTGGTATGTGACAGCACAAATAACACAAGAGAAAGGATCGATCGCTCTGAGCTCCATATGGATATTGCTATTGAACCAGTTAAGGCTGTAGAATTTATCTACATTCCATTACGTATTAAAAATACTGGCGAAATTGCAGCCGGAGTTTAATAGGTAAATAATAAGAACAAGGAGCATATAGATGCCAATCGCAAGTTTAAATAGATTCACAGTACCGCTAACAACAGACCAAAGCGCAGCAACGCAAGGTCTGTTAATGCCGAAACTAAGATATCGCTTTCGTGTTACCTTAGATAACTTCGGTGTAGCTGGCACACCTACTACAGAATTGACCAAGCAGGTTATGAATGTAACACGCCCCCAGGTTAATTTTGAAGAAATCAAACTGTCAGTTTACAATAGCACAGTAAAGTTAGCAGGACGTCATAGTTTCGAAGATGCTACACTAACCTTACGTGACGATGTTACTGGTGCAGTAACACGCAAGGTAGGCGAGCAACTACAGAAACAGTTCGACTTCTTTGAACAAAGCGGTGCAGCATCTGGTATCGATTATAAGTTTAGAATGAGAGTAGAAATTCTAGACGGCGGTAACGGTGCATTCGAACCAACCAGCTTAGAAAGTTTTGAATTTTTAGGTTGCTTTGTGAAGAAAGCAGCATATCAAGGTGGCGATTACACAAATAACGAACCAATGGATATTGCTTTAACGGTAACATATGATAACGCTATTCAACTAAATCGTCCGGGTGGAGACAGAATAGGTCTAGGACAAGATGTTGGAAGAACTGTTCGCACTTTAGCACTAGGCGGTTAATCTTATATTTTCCTCAACAAGCCCGGCAAATGTCGGGCTTTTTTGTTTATATAAATATTACTATGGCAAATGCTTTTACAAACTTCTTAGGCGGCGTGGTCAGCGGGCTGTTCGGTGACAGTGGGGATCTGAAAGATTATCAACACGCTGATAGGCTCTATGTTAAAAATACCTATGCCAGGGCTCCTAAGGTTGGTTTTTTATATTTTGTAACCTTTAATATTAACAGAAATGCTATAATAGATAAAAACTGGGATCAACGAAAGGGCTATAGAGATGTTGGTTTATTAGTTAAAAAAGTAGACCTTCCTAGAATTACAGTGAATTCCGAAACACTTAATCAATATAATAGAAAAACAATAGTTCATACTAGACTAACTTATTCTAACTTAAATGTTGAATTTCACGATGATAATAGTGACATAACAACAGACCTGTGGAAAAACTACTATAACTATTATTTTAGAGACGGCATATACGGTAACACTTCATCTAAAATATCACCTAAAGAATACGCTGATACCAAATACGGAACTAATGATTATGCATACGGATTCGACAGTTATCAATCGTTTCCGTTTTTAGATAGTATAGATATCTATGTTATGCACAAGGGTAAAGGTCCTTGGGATTTTACACAATATAACTTCATAAATCCTAAAATATCAGAATGGTCACACGATAGTCTTAATCAAGATGAAGGTGGAAAAATTCTATCTAATAAAATGATTGTAGCCTATGAAGCAATAACTTATAAAACTGGTAAAATAGTTAAAAATAAAAGCCCAGAAGGGTTCGCTCCAATCTATTATGATACCTCACCTAGCCCACTTAGTATATCAGGTGGGATCCCAGGGACATTGTTTGGTGACAACGGCATACTTGCAGGGGCAGGACAGGTATTTGGAGAAAACGGAAGTTGGAATAGAGCATTAAATTCCGGAAATCCTTTAGACTTATTAGGTGCTGCTATACAGACTAGAAACTTAGCCAAGGGGGTAGGCCAACTCAGTAAAGCAGGTTTAAAAAGCGAAGGTTACAGCATCTTAGGTGGTGCTTTGTCTGGTATGGCTGTGGCAGGTAGAGATCAAGTAACACAACCGGGTGGTGTTACACAGGCAATTCAATCCGGTCTACAGCAAACAGGGTTTGGCACATTAGGCAATGTGGGCGTAAACCTTTTTTCATATAAAAATTTAAGCATTAATGACACCACTACAGCAAAGCCTAGTAATCTTACAGGAGGTAACGGTTAATGGCTTCCGTTATCTATAACAATATTCCAGCAAATAAACCTGCAAACAGTGATGCAGGAACATTGCAAGCGTTTGATACTTATTACGACAATCCTATAGAAATATCAGTAAGCAACTATAACGCCACTATTACATTTTTTACAAGTAGAGGATTTGATCAAGTAAGCGCAGAATCTGTGGCATTGATAATTCTAAAACAGGCTAAAAAAGATAACCTTAATCCTATGCAAATATTAGATACGTTAAAAGGTCTAGACCAACTTGAAATATCTGCATTGGTAGCTGAAATTATAAACTATAATAGATTTAAAACCAGTTTCTTAGGTTATTCTTTGGAATATAGAACGAACGCACAGGTCAGTCGCAACGTTCTTCCATGAGTTTAAAATTTAGCCAAGGCATCTATACAATGAAAAACCCGGGAAAATATATGGGCACAAAGTCACCTATGTATAGGTCCAGCTGGGAATATACCTTTATGGCATTCTGCGATAATAACCCAAGTGTGCAGCAATGGGCTAGCGAGTGTGTTAAGATACCATATAGAAATCCTCTAACAGGAAAACAGACTGTGTATGTTCCAGATTTTTTAGTGCATTATGTTGACAAAAATCAAAAGAAGCATGTTGAACTAATAGAAATCAAACCTGTTAAACACACAATGCGAGAGCATGTAGGTAAAAACACTTATAACCAAGCTCAGTATGTTAAAAATCTAGCAAAATGGGAAGCAGCCACAGCGTGGTGTAAAAATAGGGGAATTAGGTTTAGAGTAGTTAATGAAGGTGATATTTTTCATAATCCCCGAAATAAAAAATAAGTACATTTATGACTAAAAAACTTGAAGAATTATTTGATCTTCAGCCCAGTGAAGAACCTTTTGTTGAGCCAGTTAAGGAACCATTACCTGTTATAAACTTGGAAGAAAAGTTAGAAGAGTTTGATAAAATCTCAGCAGCATTGCCTAGGGTAAAGGGGCTAGGCGATCTAAGTGATGCTGAACTCGATGCATTGGCTAACAAAGCAGAACAGGCCTATGATGATTTAATGGACCTAGGCATGAACGTGGAAGCTAGATATGGTGCTAGAATGTTTGAAGTTGCTGCCCAAATGATGAACGCAGCCATAACAGCTAAATCCAATAAAATAGATAAAAAACTTAAGATGATTGATCTGCAGATTAAAAAATATGCCGTGGATAAGAAAAATGGCAAAGATGAGCCTATTCAAGGAGAAGGTTATATTCTTACGGATCGTAATAGCATTCTTGAAAAACTAAAAAATCTTAATAAATAATAAACTATGAAAACATTTAAAGAACACTTATCTGAGTCTAAAAAGCAATACGACTTTAGGGTAAAACTTGCTTTAGAAATGACAGGCGATCAAGAGACGCACCTTAAGTCTTTGCTTGACAAATGGTCACTAAGCGGATTTAAGAAAACTGCTAAGACTCCTATTCAACAACTTCCTTTAGATTTCCCTCAACTAAAAAATGTAGAAGTTAGTATATATGAAGTGAGTCTGGATTATCCAACTACACAACATGAACTTACAGAATACATTGCCAGCGAACTAAAAGTCGGAAGAGGGCATGTTGTTGTAAAGCGTCCAGGTGAACCTACTGAAGAATATCAAAATATTGAACCAAAGCGAGAAGGTGCTCTATTAGATGATCCTAATTATAAAGAATCACCGAACGCAAAGTTTGAAGACTTTTACGGTGACAAATATAATTCAGGATTTGTTAAAGAATTAAACGATTTGCTTAAGCTAGAGCGCAAGGCTAGAGGTGAGCAGATTCCAACCGAAGGCGAAGCGAAGTTTAGCACAGACAAAGAAGAAAAGCAAGAAAGTCTGCTAAAGTTTCTGGCACAAGATTTAAGGAAATAAATCATGCAAATGATCGATGTATTAAAAAGATTAGCCGAATTAGATTCACAAAATCCCCGTGTAGCTAGCACTGTGCCTGTATTAAACAAGAAAAAAGTTTCAGAATCGCAAGTAGACGAATGCGGCATGATGGGATCAATGACTCCTGAAATGCATATGCCTTCACATCCTCCTACACCTGCTACTATTAATATGACAGCGGGCAGTGCAGATGAATTAGGAAATCTATTAAAAGATATTGTAAGCCTCGCTGGTATGAAATCAGAACCAGCTATGGATATGCCAGCACCCATGGCAGACATGCCTCCACCAGCAGAACCTGAAACTGGTCCTGATATGCCTGCAAGTCCGGCGGATTCCATGCGTTCAGTTATCGACAAACTCAACCCAATGGATGGCGAGGATGACGGTGAAGAACCAGAAGGTCCGGAGCAGGATGGACAAGATGGGGTAACCAAAGATCACGGTGACGTTGATGATGACGGTGACCATGACATGGATGACCATGATGCTGAAAAAGAAAAAGCAGATGAAGAATGGGATAATGAACCTAATGATCCTAACAGCGCACCCCCGTTTGACAGCAATAAAATGAGTAATCAAGATCCTGCCGGACATCCAGGCGGTGGTGACAGAATGGACGGCGACCGTCCTAAGGCATTCGCTACATTTGAAGATCAACTTATGTGGGAATACAAAAAGTTTATTCGTGAATAAAGTCCAAGGGCATAGCCGTCAAATAGCCTCTACGGAGGCTATTTTTTTCAGTAAATAATATTATGGGTTCAAAAAATATAGATAACAAGTTGGTAAAGGCTGCGCATAGTACGCAGAAGTATACCAACGACCAAATTGAAGATTTGTTAAAATGTTCTGACGACAGAAATGGGGCGCACTATTTTCTAAATAACTTTTTTTACATTCAACATCCTGTTAAGGGTAAACTACGGTATAAAGCATATGACTATCAAAAAAGGTTAGTGGATAGTTATCATAACCATCGATTCAATGTAAACCTACTTCCACGTCAGACTGGTAAAACTACCACAGCAGCAGGTTATTTGTTATGGTATGCTATGTTTATACCAGATAGCACTATTCTTGTTGCAGCACACAAATATACAGGCGCTCAGGAGATTATGCAGCGTATTAGATATGCATATGAACTATGTTCCGATCATATTCGGTGTGGCGTCACAAGTTATAACAAACAAAGTTTAGAATTTGATAATGGTTCACGCATTGTAGCACAGACAACTACAGAAACGACTGGTCGTGGTATGAGCTTATCTTTATTATACGCTGATGAGTTCGCGTTCGTATTACCTGGCATTGCCGCAGAGTTTTGGACATCTATTTCGCCTACACTGGCAACTGGCGGTAAAGCTATCATTACTTCAACACCTAATTCAGATGAAGATCAATTTGCCTCAATTTGGAAAGAAGCAAATATGAGGTTTGACGAGTTCGGTAACGAGCAATTATTAGGTAGAAACGGTTTCTTTCCTTTTAGAGCACAATGGAACGAACATCCGGACAG